ACTTATAGAAAAGTAAAAGGAAAAGCTAAATGGTCTGATTTATCAATGACATTGTATGATCCAATTACACCATCAGGGGCGCAAGCAACTATGGAGTGGGTTAGATTACACCATGAATCAGTTACTGGTAGAGATGGTTATAGTGATTTCTATAAAAAAGATGTAACTATTAATGTATTAGGTCCTGTAGGAGACGTAGTTTCTGAATGGATTATAAAAGGTGCATTTATTAAAGATGCAACATTTAAAGGATTTAATTGGGATACTGAAGCGGAAGCTCAAACTATCGCATTAACTTTAGGAATGGATTACTGCGTGTTAAATTTCTAAAAAAGAAATTACATATTTTAAAGAATAGCTTGGCTTCGGTCAAGCTTTTTTTTATATTGGATATGTATACATGAAATCAAGTTATAACAAATAAAAGATATGAGCGAAACCAAATTTAAATTCCCAACAGAAATCGTTGATTTACCTTCAAAAGGTTTACTTTACGATAAAGAAAATCCACTATCATCCGGTAAAATTGAAATGAAATATATGACTGCTAAGGAAGAAGATATCCTTACAAATCAATCATACATTTCAAATGGTACTGTATTAGATAGATTATTAAAAGCATTAATAGTTTCTAAAGTAGATTATAATGATCTTATAGTAGGTGATAAAAATGCATTATTAATAGCAGCTAGAATACTAGGTTATGGTAATGATTATGTAATTACTTATAAAGGTGAAGAAGTTAAGATAGATTTATCAATCATTGATAATAAAAAAATAAAAAATAAAGACTTTGAATCCGGTAAAAATGAATTTCCTTTTACTTTACCTAAATCAGGAACAGTAATTACTTTTAAATTATTGACACATGGTGATGAGATGAAAATTGAAAAAGAAATTAAGGGGTTAAAGAAAATAAATCCTAATGGATCACCTGAATTATCAACACGTCTTAAATATATGATTGTGTCAGTAGATGGTTCAAGTGAAAAAAAGGATGTTAGAGAATATGTAGATAATTATTTCTTAGCACAAGACTCCAGGGCATTAAGAAACTATATAAAAGACTTCCAACCAGATGTTAATTTAAAAGTTCCTGTAGAAACTATCCAGGGTGGCGAAGAGGACATCCAAGTCCCTATAGGGCTTACGTTTTTTTGGCCTGACGCAGACTTATAGAGTAAGTTTATTTTCTATAATTCATGAAATAGTATTTCATGGTAAAGGAGGTTATGATTGGCATACCGTTTATAATATGCCTATATGGCTTAGGACCTTTACATTTAGTAAAATAAAAGATTATTATGAAGAAGAAAATAGACAAGCAAAACAAGCACAAGGAAAAAGTAGTGGTGGTAAATCAATAACAACTGATGGGAAGGTAACATCTCCTGAATTTCTTAAAAACGCACAAGCTCCGCCACCATCTTCATCCCCCAATTATACTACAAGAGCATCTAGAAAATAGATGCTTTTGATATTTATAATAAAATTAACCTCTAATGAGCAAAAATTCTGAAAGTATAAAACAATCTGCTGCTGCACAAAGGGAATTTAACAACCTTAGTAAAGAGGGCCAAGATATTTATAGAGAATATCAAGGTATTTTTAATAGCATATCTGGTGAATTAGGAAAACAAGTAAGTTATGCTGCCCAAGCTAAAAAAGAATATAATAATTTAGCTAGTATATCAAGAAAACTTTCTGATGCTCAAGCAGAAACTAATAGATTATCAGACAAGGAATTAAATAGCCTCCAAAAAAGAGCAAAATCATCAGCTGATCAAATTAAATTTGCTATAGAGGAAGTTGAAGCGAAGAAAAAACTTGGAGCAGTGTTAAATGATAATGAGCAAGCTTTATTAGCAGCTGGGAAAGCAAATCAAAGCCAAGAAAAGTCATTTTTAAAGGACATTCAAAAACAAATAGAACTTAGAAAGAAATCAAACGAAGCAATGGGGGTAGCTGGTGGATTACTATCTGGGTTAACGGCTATGGCAGGACCATTTGCAAAAGCTCTAAAACTTGATAAAGTTCAAAAAGACATGGAAAAGACTGCTGATGCAGTAGCTAAAGGTAATAAATCATTTGGTAAAATGAGAGTATTAGCAGCTGGTGTTGGATCAGCTATTGGATCTGCTTTTGCAACTCTTACTGACCCTGCTGTTGTAATAGGTGCTATAATAAAGAGCATGGGGGCACTTGCCAAAGAACAAAAGAATTTTAGGCAAATAACAGGACAAAATGTAGATTTACAAGGTAGTATGAACACCAAAATGGTTACTACTATTGATTATATGAAAGGAGTAGTAGCCTTAACTAAGGAATTAGGGGTAAATGCTCAAGTAGTTTTTTCAGCAGAAACCCTTACCGAAGTAGCTGATTTAACAGAAAATATGGGATTAGGTGCTAAAGAAGCAGCTAATTTAGCTAAAATGGCTAAAATAAGTGGTAAGGAATTATCTACAGTTACGGCTGAAATGGAAGCATCATTTAAATCATTTGTTAAAACCAATAAAACAGGTCTTAATTTAAAAGATGTAATATCAGATGTAGGAAATGCATCGGCAGCCGTTTCATTATCATTAGGAAGCCAACCAGCAAAAATACAAGAAGCTGCTATGGAAGCCCGAAAATTAGGGTTATCACTAGAGCAAGTAGATAAAATAGCAGGTTCATTGTTAGATTTTGAATCTTCTATTGAAGCTGAAATGGAAGCTGAATTATTAACAGGTAAGCAATTAAATTTAGATAAAGCTAGACAATTAGCATTAAATAATGATTTAGCAGGGGTAGCTAAAGAAATAGGTAAAAACCAAGCAATATTAGGAGCATTTTCATCAGGTAATAGAATACAACAAGAAGCTACAGCTAAAGCTATGGGTATGTCTAGGGATGAAATGGCTAAAATGATTTATCAACAAAAAATAGCTAATGGTTTAACAGAAGAACAAGCAGCTAAGGCAGCAGATGTATCTGTATCTGAAGCAAAACGATTAACAGCCCAAGAAACAATATCTAAAGTAATGGATAAAATGACTCAAGGAGCAGCTGCTTTCCTTGATAAATTGATGCCTATATTAGATAATACTTATCTTATAGAAGCAACAATGGTTGCAATTGGAGCTGTTGTAGTTGGTAAGATAGCAGGAGGTCTTGCTGATGCAGCAAAAAGTACAATGGATATGGCTAAAGGTGCTGCTAGTGCTTTAAAAGGTATGGGAGGGTCTAAAGGTGGAGGAGATGCTACACCTGATATTGGGAAAAAACCTGATACAAAGGGAATGGATAAAAAATCCGGAGAAGGAATAAAAGCATATTTAACAGGTTTAGGTGATGGTTTAGCTTCTATTGGTAAACAGATGGGTAATGTAATAAAAGGAGCAGTAGCATTAGGTGTAGCTGGTTTAGTTTTAGGGGGAGCATTTGCTTTAGCTTTAATGATGATTAAAGATGTAGATCCTGTACAAATGATTGCATTTTCAGCTTCATTAGCTATGTTAGGACTTACAATGGCAGTAATGGGTAATATAGGAGGAAATATTATAGTAGGAGCATTAGCTATGGGAATATTAGCATTAGCATTAATACCAGCTGCCTATGCTTTTAGTTTATTAGCTGAAGTAGATATAGCAAAAATGATTGCATTTTCTTTAATGTTACCTTTATTAGCATTAGCAGCAGCAGGATTAGGATTTATAGCACCATTTATTGCAGCTGGGTCAGCAGCATTAATAGTATTAGGAGTAGGTATGATGGCTGTCTCATTAGCTTTTGCTGCAATGGGGAATGTAGATATAGAAAAAATAAAAATACTTGGAGAAGTTTTACCATCAATTGGGTTAGCTGCTGCCAAATTAGGAATTATGTCACCATTTATTGCAGCTGGATCAGCAGCAATGGTATTACTATCAGTAGGTATGCTAGCTATTGGATTGGGAAGTGCAGCAATGGGGAATGTAGATGCAGAACAATTAAGAATATTTTCAGAAGTTCTACCAGGATTAGGATTAGCAATGGCAGGATTAGGATTTATGGCACCATTTATAATAATGGGATCTTTTGCATTAGGTGCTATGGCATTAGCTTTAGTACCATTAGCTTTAATGGGTCCTGGATTATCATTAGCCTCAACAGCATTGATGGACATGGCTCAAGCATTAAGAGAAGTAGGATCAGCTTTAGGTGATATTGATGGTAGTAAATTAGATAAATTAGAAGATTTTGCTATAACTAGCGCTGTAACAGGAGCAGCATCAGGAGTAATGGCAGCAATTGCATCTCCAATTGCAGCCTTAGGAGGAATGTTAGGAGGAGGAGATGAGGGTGATGATGCACAAATGCAAATAGTTGAAAAACTAGATCAACTTATTGCAATAGTAGAAAAAGGAGGAGATGTTCTTTTAGATGGAGCTAAAGTAGGAAAAAATCTAGCAATTGCATCCTCCAAAATGGGTTAATATTTATAACAAAACAATTAAAATTAAATAATTATGGCACAATCATTAGAAAACAAATTTGAATCCATTGGATCCGTATTAGGGTATCCAAATAACCCAGCTCAACCAGTATCTACACCAGGTGGTATAGGTGCTGCAGTTAAGTCATCAACAATGCATGATTTATATTCATATGATGGTAATCCTATTGCTGGAGATGTATCACCTAGATTTGATAATGCAGGTGGAGCTTCTGGTAATGTATCTTTACCATCTCCAACAGGACTTCAACCTTTTACAGGACCTCAAAACGGTGTAGCAGCAGGAGCTGGATTTAATACTTACAACAATAATAGTACATACGATAGTTTTATATTAGGTCAAGGAGCAACTAAGTAATACACACATAATGCCGTTAATAAATTCAACTACTGATTTTAACAAGTTGAAGTATACTTCAAGTGGTGGTGATAGGTGGGATCAAGGTAAAAGTGGTCAACCCTACATAGTAAAACCTATACCAGGAGCAGATGATACTTTTGAACAACAACTTGATGGACAACCCCAATCTAATGGAGGGGTTGATTTTTTATTAAGGGGCGGATTAAAGGCTGTAAATGCTGCGTTAACTGACGTCAGTAGATTAACACAAATGTTGTTTGATACTAAGTCGCCAAACGGGTTTGAATTCATAGCTAAACAAAATGTATTATCACGTAACAATGTAAAAACAGAATCTTCTTTTGGTTTAGGTTACGCTGGAGGAGCACTTAACCAAGGTATATACACACCTGTAGGTACTTTACTCCAAGCAGGAGTAGGCTTTTTAGGTGCAAATTTAAATTTATTTGGGCTAGACCCAACTTCCCCAATGACGGGAGTAGGAGGTGATTCGTTTAATGGATTTTTTCCTTCAACAGGTTTAAATACTTATTTTTCTACAATAAACCAACAAAACTTAACTAATGATATTGAAGATTCAAATAGATTAGTTAATCTAAATAATGCAGTTAATACTAATACATCATCACAAACATTAAGAGGTAATATAACATTAAATCCTGGGGGAGATATTCAAACCAATGTATTAGAATATGGTGGAGGACCAGGTTCAATTTTAGGTATAGGAGATACTAGAATTCCATTTGCTGATCAAAGAACAGGATTACTAAATGCAAAATTACCAAAAGTTATCCCTTTTATAAACCCAGATGGACCTAATGATTATAGTGTATACGGTATACGTCAATATCAAACAGGAACAGCGATACCAAATGGTGGGTTTGTAGACGGTTCTCAAGTAGCTAAAGGAAATTTATTTGTATCTGGGTCAGGTGTTACTGGAACCTTTGCTGATATTTATCCTGATTTTGATGGTTATGGGTTAATTGAGGGTTTAGCTCTTAATCTTGGTTCTAATAAGTATATAGACCAACCAGCAGGTAGTATTTATAGTTTTAATAATAGTGTGTATGCTGGATTAGAAGGAAATGATAGGTTAACATCAAATGATTTAAAACTAGATATAAGAGGTACTCGTGTTTTAACACAAGATGATCTTTATTCAATACCAGTAGCCTCTGAAACAGGATTAACTAATGTAGCTGATTTTAGAACAAAAATAATAAAAGATTTTGGGTTATCAACAGCACAAGATCCAAATGCTGTATCTTCAGTATTATCTATTTCACCAAGTTATGTAACTAAAAATAAACAAGTAAGAGTAAATCAAGGAGACCCAGGTAAAGGTAGTGATTTAGGGGTAAAAAATGTTTTACATTATGGGGTAGCTGCAAATACATTACAAGCAATAGATAAAATAAATGCATTAAAAATGTATGAATCAACCGTAGTAGATTTAACAAAAGCTACTAATGATTTTGTTAAATTTAGAATAGCTGTTATAAATAATGATAAAGCAGATGGAACAGCAACTTATATTCATTTTAGAGCACTTATAGATGGTTTTAGTGATGCTTATACAGCAAAATGGGATTCAGTTCAGTATGTAGGTAGGGGAGAAGAATTATATAATTATAAGGGATTTGGAAGGGATATTAGTATGGATTTTACAGTTTATGCACAATCTAAAGCAGAACTTATTCCAATGTATAAAAAATTAAATTATTTAGCATCAACTCTTGCACCAGATTATAATCCAGCTGGGTTTATGCGAGGAAATTTAGTACGTTTAACGGTAGGAGGATATTTATATGAGCAAGCAGGAATAATAAAAAGTTTAACTTATACAGTACCAATGGAGTCAACATGGGAAATAGCAATAAATGAAACAGGTGGAAATGATGAATCAGTTAAAGAATTACCACACATGATTAAAGTAACAGGGATGTCATTTACACCAATACAAAGTTTTGTTCCTGCAAAAGCCGATAGTTTAGAAGACCCAACACAGAAATACATAGCATTAGCTAATTCATCAGGACGTACAAATTATGAAGATACTTATGCTATAGATTATCTACAACAAGGGTCAAATGAAAGTAATGCTATTTAATAAAAAATATGAATAGATATCAAGACATAAAAATATTAAGAAATGAAAATAGATTTGTTGGAACTATTAGGGATAAATACTATAAAACAGTTGAATATCCTGAAGTTACTCAAACCGCAGATGATATTTACGTTCAAACAGAATTTGGTGATAGATTAGATTTATTAGCATACCGATTTTATGGAGATGTAACTCTCTATTGGATAATAGCTATTACAAATCCAGATAAAGTTAATTTTGGTTCACTTTACTTATCACCAGGTTCACAATTAGCAATCCCAAGAAATATTAGTGGGATTATAGACAGTTTTAATAAATTAAATGAGTTATAATTATGGCAGGAAATATAATGGGCGGTCCTTTTTTCCCATGGGTCACTAAACAAATAGAAGCTAGACAAAAATCATTAGGCCAGGGTAGTAGTAGTAACCCAGTAAATCTCCTTTACCAACAATCAAAAACTCCATGGCTTAGATTAGCTAGTTCTGTTGATTTTTATTCTGATGAAGGTGGAGGGATAGATATTTTAAAAAGGTTAGGTGGTTTAGATGGTATTAATGAGAATGAAATAACAGGCCCAGGAGCAGCTAGAAATTTTATATTGCAAGGAGGATCTATAGCTTTAGATGGTGACTCCTATAGAGCTAATGCTGGTTTAAATTTAACAGAGCGAACATTTAATGGAGCTTATGGTTGGGGAGGAGTATCAAATAGAGGATTAGTACCTATGCCTGGTATTACAGGAGCATCAGTTAAATTTTTAAATAATGGTGCTTTAACTAAAACAGAAATTACCATAAAATGTTATAGTAGAAATCAATTTGCATTAGTTGATGCCTTATACATGAGACCTGGATATTCTTTATTATTAGAATTTGGGTGGAGTACATATTTAGATACAGATAGTGGTAATTTAGGCACTGTGTTAGGTCAATTTGATAATTTTTATTCACCGGCACTTAGTTATTTATTTGATCCAAATGTTCAAGGAGCAAACCAGCATATATTAGTACAAAAAATATTAGCGGAAAGAAAAAAAAGATCTGGTAATTACGAGGGAGTATATGGTAAAATAACTAATTTTAAATGGAATTTAAATCCAGATGGAAGTTATGATTGTATAGTTAAATTAACAGGATTAGGAGAAATAATAGAATCTCTAAAAATGAATATTAATGTTGGATCTGCAGAGGGTTATAAACCAGATCCAGATGATGAAGAAGATGATGATTCACCTCCAATAATAGCAAATGCTTACAAAACAACATTAAATAGTATACTATATAATATATACCAAAAGGCATCAAATGACTTAAGGCCACCAAAACCACCTATTGAAAATAAAACTTTCCTTCAAAAACTTAATGTTTTTGATGATATAGGAAGATTTGTAGGAGATACTATTGATGCTGTTGTAAAACCCATACTAACTACAGGCAGTGGAAATCAAAAAGACCATATTAAAGATGCAGTTATAGAAGATTTTCCTATGATCAATTCTTCAACAGGTGAAATGGAAACTAGGGGAATAGTAATACCTAAGGCTTTATTAGCTCTTGGTGGTATAAATATGGATGTAAACAAAAATGAATCACCTCAGATTTTCATAACATTTGGATATCTTATGGCATTAATACAAAAAAATATTGTACCTCATACAGAAAAAAGAAAAGTTCCATATTTTTATTTTGATATGAATTTTAATGATCTTAATAAAGATAGAAATTTTATTAAAAAGATACCAGGTCAATTTTCATGTAATCCTAAAATATGTTTAATACCTTATTATGAAAATAATATAACACCCTCAATGTTTGGGGAAGAATATGTAAAACAAAAATTTGATTTAGAATTCGCTCAATTAGAAGAGAAGAAATCTAATCTTAATAAAACTTTACAAAAAGGAGCAGATTGGGATGCTGGTGAAACATATTTAGGAAGATTATCTTGTTTATATGTAAACATTAATCATATAGCAGCAGTTTTAGAGGCTATAGGCAAATCTGAGGATGGTTCAAAATCCATGTTAGATTTTTTAAACACTCTTATTGGAGATTGTAGTAAATCTTTAGGTGGTTTAAATGACATAATAATAAAAAACTCTGCAGATGGTACAAGAGTAGGATTTTTTGAAAATATACCACAAAGATTCAACACTCCTCCTCCAGAAGTAACAGCTGCAGAACCTTGCAGGTTTAATACTTTTGGGTTTACAAATGGTGTTGGAGGTAGTATAGTAAGAAATATAGGAATAGATGGTAGCATTTCTTCTAACTTTTCAGCTATGTTAACTATAGGCGCTCAAAGTAATGGTAATCAAGTAGGAGGAAATGCCACGTCTTTTTCTAATTATAATAGTGGGTTAATAGATAGAGTTATACCTACAAAAACCAACACAGATCCAGATGATTTTGAAAAAGCAGATTATGATGAAGATGGAGTAATATCAGATGAGGAAGCAGAAAGATATTCAGGAGAACAACAAAATGTAAGAGACAATCTTAAAAAACAAGGTGAAAATGTTAATAAAACTCTAAATAAAATAGTGATGAGTGGGTGGGGTTATAGAGCGCTAGGAGCATTTGGAATATCATCAGTAACTGGGGGTGTTTTTGCAGATGTTTATAGAGATAGAGATTGGATGGATGACGATATAGAAATGATTACAGAAGTAGGAACACAATACTTAAGTCTTTTAGATGGTTTACATACTCAACCTCAAGGAAGTGGAGGTACAGGACAATTAAATTCACCGTTTTTCCTTCCCTTTAATTTAAGTTTAGATATGGATGGTATAGGAGGTATTGGGTTAATGCAAAAATTTACAATAGATGAAAAAATATTACCACCAACATATGATAAAGATTCAGTAGAAATAATAGTAAGAGGAGTAAATCATACAATAGATTCAAGTAGTTGGACAACATCTTTAGAAACTCAATCAACTCCAACCTCTAAAAATCCACCAGTAGTAAAAACAGGTTTAAAAGCAGCTATAAGTAAAATTTTAAATCCTCAAGTTTTTCAAGAAGCACCACCAGAATCAGATTTACCAGAATTACTAAGAATGAGAGTAACTAGAATAATGGATGATGGTGAACAAACATTAGGAATAATGGATATTTTTGCTGAAGATGAACAAACTATATTATTTTCACTTGCTACATCAGAATTACCATGGTTAGGTAACCAAAATAATGTTAGTTGTATTCCAACTGATACTTATAAAGTAAAATCTCACGTTAGTGGTAAACATGGTAGATGTTTTTGGTTAGTAGGTAATAATGGAGGGGGGTATAAATTTAATGCATTATATGGTAATGGATATACTAGAGGAGCTGTATTAATTCATATGGCCCCTAAAGCACCAAAATGGTTACATGGTTGTATAGCTCCGGGTCTTAAATTTAATACTCAAAATAACCAAAGAGGTAGACAAAAAGGAACAGGTCAAAACTATCTTGAACCTTCAAAAGCACAATCTCAACAAGCAATGAATAAAGTATTAGATAAATTATATAGTGCCGGTTCATTTGAATTACTAATTGTAAATCAAGGAGGAGCTACTAATTTTGACAACCCTAACCCAGAATGGTCAGAATTACCTAAAACTTTTGATACTAATGTACAAAACATAGGTGCTTCTAAAAATCTTTTACCTAATCCTTATAAAGGCAAATAATGTATATACCTAAAAATAGAATAAAAACTAATTTATATACTCGTGGAAACGAATATCAGAATAAAGAAACAAAAATACCTTATATAGGTCACTATTGGACCATGTATAATGGTACAATTTTTACAGGTAAAAATCCTAATGAAAAACCTACAGAAGAATTAGAATTTATTCAAACTGCTACTGATAATATTTGGCAAGCAGAGTCAACTAATCAAGAATTTCAACAATATGTTGATACTTGGGATAGTGAAGTAGTTCCGGGCCAAATGCAAGATTTAGATATGATAACAACATATAACTTTGTTACGGAAACAGACATTGCATCAGTAAGATATACTCCACAACAACATTATCCAACTCCTACAGAAGAAGAATATGAACTTGGTGTATTTACTAGATATTTTGCATGTAAAGTAAATGAACCTTCTTATTTAGAATTAAATAAAAAGACATATGATAAAATGCTTACAAATGATCCTGAAATAGTATGGGTAATATGGAAAATATTTAAAATTCAATGGACTTTAAAAGGAATCACTTCACAACCTGAATTGGAAATAACAAATGCTAACTCCGGTCAAATAAGATTAATAGAAGAAAGAAAAAATTTAAAAGGGTTTGATGAATTTTTAAATAGTAATTATTTAGAGTTTTATGTTGAGGGTATTAATGAAGTATTAATGTCTAATGGAGATGGACTTGTTCTTCCGGATGGAACAGCATATATTGGAGAATATCACATAATGGCAGATGGAACTCCTATGACTGGTAGATCTCATAGTACGGGTAATAATATTGTTTTAGAACAAATTTATGATTAAACTTGGATTGTAGATAAACCCATCGTATATTGAATCAAAATAAGAGTTATGTTTTGGTTAGTTGAAGATGATAAGCAGTTAGAGTTATTTAAGAATTATGTTAGGGAAGAAGCCTTTGTTGAAATAATTCCATATAATAATTTAGAACATCCCACAAAAAGTGGAATTTGTGCTGTTTATATTCGTCCGTTAAATGCCGCAAAAGGGTTTATATTGACAAACGACCATAGCGAGACGTTAAATGTTGGTATAGACGCTATAAAATGCGTGTTAAACACATTAGACAAGGTGTATGTACGTGATAAGAAGAGTTTTTTACATTATTTGATATTACAAAAGCTTTTTGACATAACATTAACAACGCCTACGTATATACCAGAAACAACTAAAACACATAATTATTTCTACAGTAAATATCCTAATAAACCGGATGTTAATAGAATAATACCTATAGTTAAGCATTATGAGTATTGTGAAAATATATTTAATGACCTAAAAGATAAAATAAATGAGCCAATCAACGACTTTTACAACACAAAAGCCACAGTGGTTTTCAACGCCGTGGAGCAAAGTGGTATACGAATTAATAGAGACGAATTCAAATCGCACTTTTACGATGAGCGTAGCGAATACGTATACACGCAGTACAACTTTAAAACACTAACAACTAGACCCTCAAATAAATACAATGGAGTTAATTACGCAGCACTTAACAAGGATAATGGATGTAGGAAGAGTTTCATTCCACGTAACGATAAGTTTATTGAGTTGGATATTGGTGCTTATCATCCTACTCTTCTTGGGTTGTTGGTTGGGTATGATTTTGGTGATGAAGATATTCACAAATCATTTGCGAAAATGTATGGGGTGGATTACCAAAAATCTAAAGAGCTAACATTCAAACAACTATACGGAGGAGTATTCGAGCAGTTTAAAGATCTGGAATTTTTTCAAAGAGTACAAATATATGTAGATGATTTGTGGTTGAAATTTAATGAAAAAGGTTGGATAGAGTGTCCTGTTTCAAAGCATGTGTATAAAAAAGACGCTTTAAATGACATGAAACCCCAAAAATTATTGAATTATGTTCTCCAAAACTTGGAGACCGCAATGAATATTCGTATATTGTGGGATATATTTAAATCATTAAGAAACCGGAAAACTGAGCTAGTCTTATATACTTATGATAGCTTT